AGCTAAGTTCCCACTCTCGTCCCATGTAAGCATAGATGCCAATGAGGAAGTGGAAGACCACAAGTTGGAACGGTCCCCCGTTATAGAGCCATTCATCAAGTGAACTAGCTTCCCAAATTGGGTAGAAGTGTAGTCCGATGGCATTGCTGCTCGGAACGACGGCTCCCGATATGATGTTGTTTCCATAAAGTAGACTGCCTGAGACAGGTTCACGGATACCGTCAATATCCGTAGGTGGTGCTGCGATAAACGCAATAGTAAAGCAGATAGCTGCAGCCAACAAACAAGGGATCATGATTACCCCGAAGTGGCCAATATAAATACGGTTTTCGGTACTGGTTACCCAGCCTAGATATTTATCCCAGAGATTTGAACTCTTCTGAGGGAGAGCGAGTGTTGCGGTCATCGTAAAAATCGAAAACATCTAATGCCTTATGGGCACGACGATCACCCAAATACGGGAGCATTAAATTAAGCAAACGCGTAACGTCTTGTTTGTTACCTACTTGCCACTTCCAAGCATCTTTATTTTGATGTGACCGACGCGGGCAATAAGTAATTTTGTTGTTTATGCAGCCAGCCAATCTAGCGAACTTAAGTAGAACGTCATGATCAGTGCTGACAAGTTGAAGGTAGCAATAACCTTTTTTCTGACTAATGGAGATAGACCCTTCGCCCTCAAAGAGTCCAGCCATCCATGCGGAATCCGCGATTGTAGTATTCATTTGAAGTTAGTTAAGTCGAGTTACTTGTACCCGTCCAACTCCAGAGCCAGTGAGACCGATTGCATCAGCCGCACCTTTACTGAGATCTAGGTTCCTACCATGGATGTAAGGACCACGATCGTTTACCCGAACAACGGCACACCGCTTGAAACATACCCGGAGGCGTGTCCCAAATGGAAGTGTCTTGTGCGCAGCAGTAAGGGATTGTTGATTGAATCGTTCACCATTAGCAGTAAGGTTCCCGTGAAATCCAGGACCATACCATGAGCTAATGACTGACAGAGTAGTTAGAATAGGAATCATAATAATAAAGCGAAGAACTTTAATATTGATTACTCCAACTAATCCGCCAATACACGCGCAGTATTGACGGATCTACTTAAATCAGTAACCCTTCTTAGTGGAAGGTTTGGTTTGCATTTTCTTTCCAGTTTTAGCAGCTGCTTTTTTAGCGGCAGCTTTACCAGCAGGAGTATAGGGAAACTCCTTACCACCAACTTTAGGCATAATAATTACTTTTTCTTTTTAGGTTTAGATTTACCAGCACTGTTAAGTGCAGCAGCAACAGCTTGTTTCTGAGGGTAACCTTCTGCTTTCATCTTACGGATGTTAGCAGATACAGTCTTATCAGATGTACCTTTTTTAAGAGGCATTAGAAAATACCAGGGATGATTTGACCAGTCAAGGCATAAGCGCCAATAGCAGCTACAAAGCCAAGCATGGCAAGACGACCATTCAGCAGTTCAGCTCGTTCGTTATGGGACACAGTGTAATCAGAGTCGTGGTACATGGTGGGTTCTTTAGCAAAGATGTTAGTGTCGTTCATTAGGTGGGTTAGAATTGAAGGTTGGATCGATCTAGTTTATCTGCTACATCAGCACGATAAGCTGGATCTTTATCATAACGTGGGTCACTCATAGCAGCAACAAGTTCTGCTTGAGAGCGGAATACATCTGATGTATTACGTGGTGATTGACCAGTGAGTAGTTCACCGTCATAACCAATAGCATCTTGATAGCGTGCATTCAACGCTTGAACAGCAAAGAACATAGCAAGCGGATCACCACGATCCATCACTGTATCATACATACCAACCTCCTGTTCAGAGAGGTTTTGACTTGCCCATTGAATCATGTTTTGATACTCTTCAGTACCACCAACTGATGCTTGGATTTGTTCAATGTCATCTGATGTAGCTTGTGGTGTTTGGGTAGTTCCTTTTTCAAGGAACATGTTAGCTACATCAACAGGGCTCATGTTTTCTACTTTACCAACAAGTTCTGGATCCCATTCACCAGTACGGTAGGACTCCATAATGGAATCATAAAGATCCAGTTCCTCATCAGACTCCTCCTCAGGTTGCTCACCCTCTTCACTTGGTTGTTCTTGTTCTACCTCTTCTTGATTACCACCAAGACGTTTCTGTAGTTCAAGGTAACCACGTTCTAGTTCTTCAGCTGAACGGTACTTACCAGCCAGTAGTTGGTTTTCCTGTTCAGCTAGACGTTCACCAACTTCTAGTGAATCTAGTTCATCAGCAGACAGTTCACCATCTGCTAGTTCGGAGGGATTAATCGTAATTTCGTTTGCCATTTGCTGTAATAACGGTTAGATTTCCGAGACCAATAGTCTCTACAAAATCGGGGGAACGACCGATAGTGGGTTCACCAATCTTAGTACGTTTCATACTAGAGGTTGATGTTGGAGTAGTTTTTGTTTCTTCAACCGAGGAGTCCGCCTCCGGGGACACCCGCTTCTTGTTGGACCGCTGCGGTTTGGTCGGGGTTTGTTTGTCCATTTTGTTGGTTAATCAATTCTGGGTTTTTAGATGGGTCTAGTAGTGGTGCCTTAGCAATGTTAGATGCTTGCTTCACTAGCTCCATCTCTTGTGCTTGTTGCATGTCCTCCACTTCCTCTTGCTCCACCTGACTCATAGACTTCACAAGGTTCAGAGCATCAATACCTTGGGCTGCAGCAAGACGCTTAACAGCTTCATCAAGGTTGAGGTATGTACCAATAGCATCTGGTCCTAGTGTTTGAGCAATGATGGTAAAGAATTGACCCAAGCTCTCTCTATCTTGTCCTCTACCCAATGCATTAATACCTGCAACAATAGTAGGACGTACAAGATCTTTGGGGATCTTAGGGATATCGTTGTTCTTCTGGAGAACAGAAAGCTTACGGTTTAGATAAGGTACAAGAAACTCAACAGTAAGGAGGGAGAATAGTCCACCAAGCTGTTGCTCTAGTTCCATCTGTGTCATACGCACCTCTTCAGCTGTGGTGCGTTCACTATCCCGTACATTAAGGATAAGGAATGCTTCACTGAGACGACGCTCTAACACACCAGCCATATCCATAGCTGTCTTAAAGTCAGCTGTCTTACCAACTTGAACAACTGAGATATCATCAGGTCGTCCCTGAATGATGGCTCCGTTGCCCGCAGAGGAGAGTGTTTGAGGTTTGGTAGTACTAGATGGGGATACAGTAAAGACCACCTTAGCGGCGACTGCAGAGCCCTCTACGAGTGCTTGCATAAGAGCTTCCAAGGAACGGAGATCACCGAGGAACTCTTCTACTCTACCACGTCCAAATGCTTCACCATCTACTACATTAAACCGAAGCACTAACCATGGGTTAGCATCAATAGGTGCCTTACCTTGTGAACCAGGAATGATCTTATCGGCTACTTCTTGATGCCAGATAAAGCGGTTATTATCCCGCCGTACATGTGTGTAAACATCTACATCCTCATCATTCTCAGAACCTTCCTCACCAGGTGCATTAACCGGAAGGATTGTTTCAAGAATGGGGGCAAGTAGTTTACGACTAATGCGTTCTCGTGTGACGATCTCTAAGACCTCACCGTTACCATCTCTATCTACGACATATCGATTCAATGGATATAGCTTAAGTCCCTTAGGACCCATGTAGATCAAAGCGTTACCACCAACCACCAAATGTTTGAGAGCTTGGTGTACAGTAACACGGTCACTAGATGCTGCTATAATTTCCATCACTGATCTCTCCATCTTAGCAAAGGAGATATCTAGATCTGAACGTGCCTCTGGAGGTAAATCTACACCGATCTTTGAATCATCGATCTGTAGTTTAAAGAAGCTGGTTTGAGGAGGTAGTAGAGCTAGCATCAATTTAGATGCCAGAGTGACTACCCCCTTTGCACCAACACTTTGCCATGGTGTAATTAACCTCAGGTCAGTTGACCTACCTACATCATCATCCTCTTGGATTAAGGTAGGTAGTGTCAACTTAGAGCACTGTACAGCTGTGTCGAGAAATGTGGAACGATATTTACTGAGATAGTCATATCGTGATTTAGCTGTCATTGTTATTAAGTTCCGTATTTCCAACTACCTGTCGGGTTGACAAGATTAGAAGCCAGACCTTGTGCTTTACTTCCTGCACGTCTGCGGCTGCTTCGCTTTGATCTAAATCCAGTAGCCCAATTAGAAAGCTCAGCTCCAACACCGGGAAAATTAATGGACAACGATGAGTCTTTCATTTCTTCTGGTGACATCACTGAACTAGCCATTGGCTGAGTTTGATCCATGGCAGTAGTACCCATAGTAGTACCCATAGTAGTACCACCTTTATTTTTACGTTTGCCTTTACGCTTACCGCCACCACCACCAGTGCCAAATGGTTGAGCACGAACATCACCACTCTTCAAGCTAGCAAGTACATCACCTCTGGCATAATCTTTAGTGCCTAGGATATCTTGAATACCTCTGAAGAGAGCACTGCGTTGTCCTCTACGTGTGGACATATTGTTTTGTGGCTCACCGTAAGTGTTAGTCATGCCGCTACTACCAACACGATACTTCTTACCTATCATAGTTTGAGCCATCGCTTCACTAGGATTCCTTTCAGCATATGCTTTGACATAATCCTTAGCAGCTCCGATACCAAGAAGACCACCTCTTTGTGCCAAGCGGTTAGTGATGCGCATACGTGCTCTGTCTTGGTCCTTACCTTTGATACCTCTTTGATCCATCATTGCTTGGATCTCACGACGACCGATTTTATTATCGGCCATTGCTGTAGCAAAGTTCATACGGGCTGGGGTAGGACCACCTCCGCCACCACCTTGGGATGGTGCTGTACCGCCAAATTGTGACGGGTCATAGCCAGCAGCAGCAGCTCGTACTTGATCCCAACTTCCAAGACCTATGGCTTTGTTTCCGGTGGCAGCCATTGCTTTGTAGAAGTCCTTTAGATCGTCAACACTGGCGCCACCGCCTTCTGGAAATGCTGCATAACCACCTCCGCCATATTCTGGACGATAACCAAGCGATTCATTACCACGAACCATCAAGCCTGGAATGTATTGAACATTACCAGGAGGTGGGTTGTTGATAAAAGCTTGAGGGTAAGGTGCTTGTTGTGGCATTGGTGTTGGTGTACTGCCACCACCACTTCCCCCAAACCTTGAGACAAATTTATTAGCAGCTTGACTACTAACTCCAGTCTTCCTTTCAATTTTATTAGCAGAAGCGCCTTGTGATGCCAGGCGTCTTGCCCGTTGTCTATTTCTAGCCATTGTTTTCCTCGTTAAGTCGATGTTGAATCCACTCTACCACAGAACGTTGGCCAGAGCGGTACATTATTTGTGATTGTGAGTCATCCGGGTGGGGATTAGTTGGTGGAAAGTTCTCATCTAATTCAGCGACGAGTGAACTGAGCTGGAGACCATGTGTCTCAAGCGTACTGAGGTAGATTGGGGTTTGCATGTTCAAAGAAGGCAGGCATACGCGCACGCTTTGTATCAGAAAGTTCTGGTGCCTTACCCTCATACATCAAGCGGTCACTGGCATCCAGCCAAAATTTTTTGTCCAAATATTTTGAGGTAGTATTTC